GATACATCTTCAGATTCCAATGTAGACAAGCTAGCAATGGAAGAGTTAACTGTGGATACATCTTCAGATTCCAATGTAGACAAGCTAGCAATGGAAGAGTTAACTGTCGATACATCTTCAGATTCCAATGTAGACAAGCTAGCTATATCGGATTCAATTGTACTTTTACTCATAAGGACACTATTACTCGAGTCTGTAATTTCAAACTTGTTAGTGCCTGACGATCTGATGCGGATATTATCCCCACCAACAGATAGTTTCTCAACAGAGAATATCTTTGCCATACTTTATGTTACAATGAAAATTTAATTTTGTGAAATATTTTTTTTAATTATTTTGAATTCAATCTTTGAATAGCTTTAATTTTATCTTCTTCTTTTATGCCCGCAAAATGTGCGCAAAAATCTCCTTCAGAATATAATTGACCATATAGATATTCTTTTCCATAAAAACTTTGAAGTTTTTTATGCGGTATGCTTAGCAAATCTTTAGGTTGAGCATTAAAATGCCTCAACATAACTTGAGTGTCTTGAAAGGTTTCTTTATTAAAATCAAGACCGCAATTGCTTCTAATTTTAAGAAAATTATCAAACACATTAAGGCTTTCGTTTGTATTCTTAAATACTATAATACCAGAATTAAAATCAAGATTAATACATGGATCTTTTGACATCATAAATAAAGAATCAAGGTTTTTGAAATTATATTCTTCAATTATTGATTCCATTGATATCTTGGGATTAGTGATCAATATATCATGATCTATCCAAACTAGATAATCATGGCTTGAGTTTGATTTAAGTAAATCTATAGCATAATACATTTTATTCCAGTGAGGCTTAAACCCCTTGGATGCAGCTATATCATCTGAAAAACAATCAAAATCATAATCATGTTTTGAGCAGTAATTTGAAATCGAACCAATAGTGTCTTTAGCAAAAGAGCTACCATCAGAAAATGTAAAAAATTTAATACTCCTATTATTTGAATTGATTTTATTTGATAAACTAAGCTCTTCCTTAATTAGCTTAGTTCTGAAATCAATAATTTCATCACTGTTTCTAGTGACATGAATGTTTTCTGCATTATGAGCAATAATTGCTTCAGGGTAATCTTTTGAAGGGACATATATATGAGTCGGAATTCCAGCTTTTTTATTCCTCATGCACATCAAAATGTCTTCTCCAGTTTTAGTTTCAAAAGGTTTTGAGAATAAATTTAATAAGTGGTTTCTTTTAAAAACCATGCCACCGCAAAGATAATCTCCTTCAAAGCAAGTTACTTTATCATAATTTTTAAACTCAAACCAAGATGTCACGTACCTGCCAGAGCAATCATTTTTATTTTCATCTAACATCCAGCCATCTTGGCCTATAATTGCATTTTTCCATGATAAAATGTTTAACATAAACTCTGCATATTGACTCCTGGGGAATCTGTCATCGTCCATCATGATAATATTTTCAGTAGGAGCCCCAAGTGCTATTTGGTATCTACCAATATATTTAAAATTAAAAGTAGATTCAATGACATGAACATTTTCAATATTTCGAGTTTCATGTTTAAATGCTTTTATCATTTCGCTATTTTTTTCTTCATCTAACCCAAAAAAACAAGCAAAGACGCATGAAGGTTTTATGCTCTGACGCCTCCAATAAGAAATATGAGTCTTCATATGATCTATAGACTTATTGAAGTAATTTAATATTAATGTATATTCCATTTTATTCTTCTAGCATTTGTTGGTAGGTTTGCATGATATTACTATTGTATGGACTAAAAGAGTTTTTAATAAATTCTCTAGACCTAAGCATATATTCGTCATGCACTTCTTCGTGATTATTAATTGCTACATAAAGTTGTTTTGCTCCTATAGATACATCAAACTTGGGGTAAAAATATCCATGATTCGCAAGCGTTTCTGAATTGTGAACTAAAGGTATCCCCATGTAGAGGGCTTCAAGGTGTGCGTAATTTAAATCATTATCATAATGATGAGAGACTATCACTCCTCCAAAATTAGATAAAGCATCTAAAGTATTCCATCTGTCATTAAAAAATACAAAATTCTCTCTACGCACTATTTCAAATATATTCATCCAAACCTTAAAATATGGTTGATGTCTAACCTTTTCGCAACAAAAAATGTTAATTCCATCAAGAATATTAGGATAGTTTAACTCAAATTTTTGAGCAATAATAAATGGAATAAGCATATGCTTATTAATTATGGTATTAGATTCGAATATTTGAACTTTATTTGTTTTTTTAGGGTCAAAAAACGGACTCTTACCTTTCTTTTTTAAATCTGAAATTTTAGATTGAATAAAGTAAGGGTCCCATATAAAAGGTGCAATCTTTACATTATCGCATCCATAAGCAACTTTTACATATTCGGCACCAAAAGAGTGGTGTGGCGAGACCCATATAGCGTCAATAAAGCGGCGATAAGATACATCTGAATTGAATATGAAGTTCCCGTCTGATTTTTCAAAAATCAAATTCTTCATATCAAACATAACCTTATTACCTAAGTGCAAAAGAATTATCTTTATATTCTTATTTTTTATCTTTATTAACTCTAAAACTTCAGCGTGTAACTCGTATCCAGCAGTAATTAAAACATCTAAATTAGGATAATTATTTTGATGAAGAGCTTTTTCATGAATTAAATTAAATTTAAAATTAAATTGTTTTTTATTGACATCTTGATTGGAGATATAATAAACTGTATGGCCAAGTCTTTGAAATAAATCAGCAAGCAGTTTTACATTTTGGTTCAAACCGTTGGACCAAAAGTTCTGAGACATATTTAATGTAATGCCTATTTTCATTGAAACAGAGATTGGTATCTAGATCGAACCGAAGGATTATCTGGAGAAAATCTTTCGATAACTTTTTTACCTGCAAGTTTATAACTTTCCAGGTTTTTATCATGTTCTAGTAAAGCTTTATGTAATTGTTCTGCCCCCTTATTGATGTCAAATGTAGGAAAGTAGTATCCTGCACCCTTTATATATTTTGAATTATGAATTACAGGAATACCTAGATACAGGGCTTCTAAATAAGTGTAGTTTAAGCCATTATATAATTGATGAGATACCAAAATGTTAGCTCTATCTAGGACATCTTTCATTGGAATTCTCGCTCCAAATTTAATTCTGCCAGCAGACTCCATGGTTAGTTTTTTCATCAATGATATAAACATTGTTTTTTCTTTAAATTGAAATGAGCAATAAACATGTAATTCATTAAATAAGCTTGAATCTTTTACAAAAACTTTTTCTGTTAAATAAATTGGCAATAGGCAGTTTTTGGTAAAGCTAATATTAGGTTCCGTAATGCCAATATTTTTCGTATCATCAGGCGAATACCTTCTTGTTTCACCCATATACTTAGGAGCCCATATATATGGAGCCAAGAAAGTTTTTTCAGTACGATAAAAAGTTTGCAAGTATGGTATAGCGAAAGAATAATGAGGAGAAGTCCAAACCTGATCTACTAAGTGTGTGCTTAATGCATGAAACTTATTAGATGAGCAATTTTCAATATCTGTAGTTAGCCTATTGCCATAGTGAAAATGGACATGCTGCAAGCTAGGGTTTCGCTCTTTGGCTTTTGTGATGGTTTCGTCTTTTAATAAAGATCCAGTTTGTAAAATATAATCAAATGTATAATCATTAATTTCATGTTGTTCCATAATTAAAATGCCGAGAGGGGGGTCAATGCAATCTTCCACATCATGATTGACACAAATAGAAATATTATGACCCATGTCTTTAAGCATTTCAGCCAAGAATATAATATTTTGATTTAGTCCATTTACAAAAAGACTACGGTTAAGTGTTGCAGTAAGCAATATATCCATACATAAGTATACACTTATGGCTGGGTGGGTGGCGCTAAAAATTATTTATATCTTCTGATTCTTCGTGTTCAATATACTTCTTTTTGACCTTAAAATAAAAATTTTTAAGCTTTATACTTTCTTCGTCATTAGCTGATTCCTCTAAAAAGGTTTCTAAAAATGTTACAGCTGGAATATGTAAACCCGTCTTTTCTTCAACTTTTAAAAGGTGATCATAAGATTCGCTAATTTTAGGTAGATTGCCAAATTCAACATCTTTAAACATTTCATTAATTCCTTGCGAAAATTTATCCCTAGATTCTTCAGCTTTTTCTTGAGCTTCTGGGTCAATTTCTGTAAAAATTTTACATAATCTTTTAAAGAATCGGCGATCTTGTTCTGTATCTAATTGTTTCATGGCTTGCTAGGTGTAATGGTGACAGTTGGAGTTACTGTAATAGATGGAGTTATTGTGGTAGTTGGTGTTGGGATAACTATTGATTTCAAAAGTGATAATTCAGATTGCAGGTAATTAATTTCGCTTTGCAGGCCAGAGATAGTTGACTCTAAGTAGTCTTTATTCACAGCGTGCAATCCAGTGGTAGGTTCATTGCAATAAACATTCTCTCCATTACCAGTAATAAATATTGAACTTTGAAAATGCTTTTCTCCAGATATAAATTGAGTGCCTGTAATATAAACAGAATCTTCCAATAATCCAGATACAGCATATTCAATGGTGTTTACATTTGACTCTATACTATCTACATTACTTACTGTTTGATCAAGTTGTACAGCTGATTCAGTTTGCTTTGTGTGCTCTAAAAAAGTCAAAGTATTAGAAGGAAAGTCAAAAGAGCCTTCAGCCCCAATACCTGTACCAAAACCGTTTTCTGGAACAATTTTATAAAGATAAAATCGACCACTTGCATATGTACCAGTGTAACCTACCCCAGTAGTCTGATAATTGGCTGTCTCAGTAATATCTAGAGGTGGAAATGCTGAATAAAAGTCAACAGGTTCTTCAGTATACGGGTATTCTTCATAGTCATTAAAATTCAGACCTGACGAAACATGTGGACCTAAATCTCCTCCAACTAAAATTACGGCAGGCTTTTTGTATACTCTAACATGATTAATGTTATCTGCAGAGGTTACATTAGATATGCCAAAATTAACAGTACCTTCAGGAACTTGAAAAGGAACATCTTTGAACCTAACTTGAGGTGTCGCAGCTAGACCAGTAAAAGATTTTTCATATAGAGTGGCGCTGCTAGCCGTAGAGATCATCTTAATATTAAACTCTGGATTTGGGTATTCACAATGAATCTCTTCTCCAGAATAAAATTTATAACCAGTATAATTATTGCCTGAGTATAAAATATCTATCCCGCTAAAGAAGTAATTTGGTGTTGAATTAATGTCAAAATAAGCATAACCAGAAGCATAATTGTATTTAAACTGAATATCATTAAATTGATTTTGCGGTACTGTCTCAATAAATAAAGAGCTATCTTCTTGAATCAATGAACCACTTTTATATAATTCTAGATTGAAATAAAAATCTTCATGGCTACCAGTTCTGTTGTTAAAATAATCAAAGTTTAAAGTAAAGTCTTGATTGAACTGACCAGTATAGTATGAATTGGAGTCAAAACTTGAGCCGCTATCGCTATCAATAGATAATTTAAAGAAAGATCCAGATGAGTTTAAATTACTTTTACTAGCTTCCACATTAAAAATACCACTATTTGTACTACTTACAGCAAAGTATGAAATTGAATTTTCAGGCTCTAGATCTGGAGACTGAATAGAGTTTGGATTTAGAATTTGAGGACTCCTGTACTCTGGAGTGGATTCATTCCAATCGATAAAATTAATACCTAAGTATCCAGAGGTTCCCGAAGGAGCTGAGAAGGAAAAATTATTCGGACTACTGCTGCTTCCACTAAAAAAAGCATTAACATCATTTAGGCCGCTATATAAAAAATAATTAACTCCAAACGGTGTTCTTTGGTAGTTAGGCTCAACATTAACCAAATTACCCGAAGTGCAAATAATCGAAAGTGAAGATACTTCTGTTGGTTGAACTTTGAAAGAAGATAGCCCAGTTGCAGAACCCCCGTGAAAGTCGTAAGCTATAAACTTGCCAGTCAAAGAGGGTTGGTGAAAAGTGTCATTAAAGGCAAAAGAGAAGGAATCAAGTGATCCAGAGGCAAAAGTTCCTGAACCATTGTATAATTCATAAGTTAGTCCACTTAAAAAAGGTTCATCAGAAAATGTATTAATAATTTCGTTATCTCTTGGAGACTTGACGTTTAAGCGAACCCTATTAAATTCATTTGCATAAATTATATCAGAATCAATAGAGCTGTTATGTATCGGAAAAGTAGATTCATTTAAAACAAGAGAATCAAAAAACAAACCAGTATTATCATTGTTAAAATTATAGCGGTCAACTATTTGCTCTGAGGTTCTATGGTATAATATATTGGAAACTCTACCGCCAAGAATAGTATGAACTTCACCTATTACACTATCACCCTCAAATAAACCTGAGGCTATATAATTGGTTCCTGTAGCCCTAATTGTTTCTAATAAAAAATTGTTACTAATAATGTCAACAGAGTAACCTTCAATATTTGAAGCTGAAGGCCAGGTAAGATTAACTTCTCCTGTATTTGGAAGAATACTTGTCACGGATTTGCTCCCTTCAGATGAGATGTTCCTATTTGATGTCCGATATACTCATCTTCATTGCCTGAGTCTCCTGAAGGCCCATCAACATAATCATATTTACGGGGATCATAAAGCAAGGCAACAATAGAATATTGTGAATCTTCGGATTCTTTAATTTCTTTAATTCTGTAAAGTTTGCTCTGAATTGGGTCGTTATTAGAATCATTATAGTCTTTAACAACCCATATATATGAACTTTTAATGGAGGAGTGTAGTGATCCTTGAATAGTAACCTCAAAACCATTCATTTGTGAAATATTATACTCTTGGTATTGAGCTGGCCTTACTTCTTCCTCCTCTCCTTCACTTGTAGTTTTTGGCTCTGTTGATTCTGCGTATTGTTGTATTTGTATTTTCTGGGCGCCAGCAATTGCGTCAGTAGGAACGTCGATTTCAATAGTCTGATTGTTTATCCTAGAGATTATTCTGCCTCCAGAATGTTGTGAGATCTTGTTATTATCCATCACTTCTATTACGTCACCTATTCTAAGATATCCACCATGTAGCCCAACTGTAAATTGAATGACTTCTGTAGCCATTTTACTTTGCATAAGTTTGCTCATAGCCAATCTATTGGCTTCACCTTTTCTAGTAATACCTATACCAGCTATTTTAGCATGAGAATAACCATGCTCTCTTATAGCTGACTCTTCTTCAAGGTACTCTGTTTTTTGCATATAATTATCCCTCTCATCAAGATAATCAACTGTGACCGCAGTAATTCTATTTGTTTTGGGTATTGTTGAGTAAGAAAAGCCAGACTCACTAACATTCGCGTTGTTAAACAGCATTACGGGATCGCTAGGTTTATCTGTACTGATATATATTTTACCGCCACTAAAATTAATACTAGCGTCATATATATTCATTAACTCCTTGATGTATCTGAAAGCTTCTTTTTCTGTATCAAGGTATAAATTGCACATATATCTTCGTTCTTGAGCTTCTATACCGTCTATATAAACAGTTACAGGTTCATCCGCCCTTTTAGCGAAATCAAGGAAAGACCATTTATCAATTTGATCTTCAGTTATTCCATATTTTCCTAAACCGTAAATTGGGTTAGTTAATAAGTCAAAAATAATCCATGATGGATTGCTGGTCCACTGAACTTCTTCGCTAAAGAATGTGTCAGAATTAGAGTTAACGGTTTGAGAGAAACTTCCATTGCTTGGGGCATACCCATTCGGAACTTTAACCATCTTTCCCTTTATGAGGTATTCGCGTCTTGGTGCTTGAGGCATGTCTTTTGAGTTTACTCTTGTTGCTACCATAGCTGTATTTGGGTAACTAAAAAATCCAGCAACATACTCAGTGACAGATTGAAGTTCTGCTTGCATTTTAAATCTAGCATCAGATATACCATTTGCCACAGGGTCCATAGCTCTCGTCATTCTTGATATTTTTATAATTCTATTCTTTTTAAATTTACCATGCTTGTGATCAGGAACTAATTGCGAGAACCCAGGTATATAAACATCTTTTATGTATTCGTTTGTAGCACACCCCTGGATGACAAGCTCGTAATTGTAAAACCTGTCACCTTCAATGCCATATTCTATCTTAAAGAATATTTTGGCTGGCCATATTTCTCCACTATTTTTAATGATTTCTCCCATTTTAATACAGAGAAAGCCGCCACTAGATTTACTACAAGGAAACTCTTTTGCTAGCGCCACGCCAAGAACTGCACCCAAAATACCTAATGCACTGGCAGCTAACTCTTTAAGAGCCTCTATAGCTACTACATCTGCAATGCCAGATAAGGCGGGCGGGTTTGCTCCAACGCTAGCTCCAGTACCTGCCCCAGAGCCAATACACGGGACAACCTGAACAGCCGTACTAGTAACTGCTATTTGAGGGTCTGGTATAGCTATTGAAATAACCTTTCGGAAAAGTTGTTGCATAGCAATATAACCAATAATACCACCAACTAAAGGTCTTAAGTTTAAATAAACAATTGATTCATCCCCTTCGTAAATATAATGCAATTCATTAATCTTAAAGCTTAAGCATATCGCGGAAACTTCTGGATTTTTTACTGTATGAGTATAGTAATAATCTTTTTCACCATCATTGCGGGGGCCGTATAGTGGATAATTTATAAAGTGGGTCTGGGCGGGTAACCTAAACTCTTTTTCCATAATATTTTTCCTGAGGCTTGATGATATTTCTTTTTTATCAAAAACATTGGAAAACTTTGAGTCTAGTCCGTTTCTTGTATATCCACCCATAAGGTCAAACTCAAATTTTGAAAAATTAAAGAAGCCGAATTTATCCCTAATGGGTGTTGAGTTTAAGTAAATAGAGCGAGCCCAATTATGCGGGTCATCTGAAATTTTTGTTTCAAGATTGATTTGCTTGGATGGCGGGCTGGATATTAAGGGGATTAAATCTGTATCGTCAAGTGAATAGCCGTTTATATTTTCTGAATGAACTACTGACACTTGAGTAAAGCGACCTAAGCTATCGGTTTTTATATTGAAGGTGGGAAAGTTAATTTCAGATGTATTCTCAAATGGATCAACTCCAATAAAATCCTTATTGAATCCTTGTCCAGGTGAAACTTGAAATAATTTTTTAAGTTTTCCTCCTACAATATTTTCTTTAGGTATGATTAATCTTAAATTACTTTTAGCAAAATGATCTTCTGGATCTAAGGCATGTTCTTTGAAGCTCTTAGAGCTTAAAAAATCAACACGGTATGGCGAAGTCGTATCATTGGATGAATAATTTACCAAATCTGCCAGGCTATACGTAATTTGTGGTACAGCTCCCTGAGTTTGGAAATAACTGAATGATTCACTCAGAAATGTAGAGTGCGGTAAAGGATCAAAAGTACCTTTACTGGCAAGTAAAAGACTAGGTATAATCATTCTTGCATTACCTGATGTCACATCAGATGTATAAGCATAACCTGGATCGATTACTTCTGTGCCTTCAAAAGAAACCTTGCCATTTTCGTCTGTTCGGAGTTTTAATTTTCCAGGGAATAGCCTATTCCAGTAATTAAATTGCTCATCCACTCTTCCATATTGAATGAGGCTTTTATCTAAAACCTGAATGGGTATTCTTAAATCATCACTTGAAGATATACCAAAATGAACAATAATGTCTGAATTTGGTCTATAGCCCGTATTTTTATTTAATAAATTTATAATCGTAACCAATCTAAGTCCCACGGAATCATTAAATATATTAATCGATACACTTTCGCCGTTTGCTATATTCCCGTCTAAGCCCAAGTAGCCGTTACCTGGACTCAATCGAGTTATTTTTTTGACTCTACCCGTACAGAACCGAAATTGGTCGAAATTTTCACTAAATGGATTTTGTCCAGGAATAACTTCTAAATGCGCTTTAATTTTACCATAATTTCCGCCATTTGCTAAAGTTTTACTTACGGTTGTTTCGGCATAAGAGTTAATATCAATTACTCTATAAGCTTCACCGCCTTCAGTGGTTTCAGTTGGAGCTACACCGTGGCACACCAAGCCAGGAGTATCTTGAGGAAATGCAAACGGAGAATTAGTGACATAATTAGTCCAATCAGTGAAACCTATAGTATTGGAAGTTTTAGCGTTAAATTCAGCAACAGAGCCATTAATAATATCAACTGTTAGCTTTTTAAAGTTTTGACTGGAATCAATTTTGAAAAAGAAACCGCAATCAACATAAGCGTTATCAGAAAAGCTTAAACTTGGAAAAGGATTTAACCCTGGCTGTTGAGTATTGCCTCCAAAGAGTAAAGGAGTGAAGTTTTTACTAATTGAATCGTATACGCAATTATCTGGAACATCTTTAACAAAAAGCCCTCTTATCGTACCAATAGAACTAATTGCAGCAAAGGCATCAATGTTAGTCAACAGGGTTTTGTATAAAAAGTTTTCAGTATTACCAACTTTTACTTTTCTAATAACAAAAACTTCAATTCTATAAACTAAATCTGGTATATAATAACCTTTCCTGTGGGCTTCTAAGCCAGTTTGTCCTGGAATGACTCCTTTGTCCAAAAGGCGGCAAAGATTGACGGCTCTATTTTGTGTGATTTTATAAAGGTTGGCGTTGCTCCTCGATGTGAAATAAGTTGGATTTGTATTAGGTATATCTGATCCTGCAGCAGGAGTAATTTTGAAATACTTAGATGTTCTCGATATATCTTTAGAGTCTTTTCCCGTTGGTAGATTTATAGGTTTGAATGCAAAGCCTTTTTTTGCATTAAACGCGTTGAATAATGATTCACTTAAGTCTGGGACTTGCAAAAGTAATCCTAGCGGAAGCTCTAATTCTACCCCATTCCAATCGTTTACACTACTTTGAGAACCCGTGAAGTAACCATTTTTAAGAGCGTATTCATGAATATGCGAACAAAGGTGTATATTATGATTATAGCTCCCAGACGGTAAAGCTGAAGATGCTCGAATAAAATAGTCATATTTTGAGCGATAGTATCGTTTATCTTCATCTTTTTCCCCATCGCCGTCAAAATCCTGTGGGATATCTTGTCCAGACTCTTCTTCAAGTGGGTTTATATCATCTGCATAAAATGGTCCTGATCGAGCCCAAGACTCAAGAGTCGAATCTTTCCATCGAGGCGCTTGACCCTTCGATTCGTTGACGGTAACTACATGTAAAACTTTTATAAATGCAGGCTTTAGGAAAAGATACTGATCTGTGGTTGCTCTTAAGGTTATTGCATAATATGCTATTTTATCTCCAGTCTGTTCGATAAAGAAGTTATCTATAATTTCAACCACTCCTTTCCACGTACCTACCTTTACTGCATAATAACCTATAACTTCTTCATATTTATCACTACTCGAACAATTATCATAAGATTTTTTTGGAGTTTCTGTGTGTGTTACAATGCCATCCTTTACTGTGTAGGCTTGAGGTCGAAAGCTGAATGATTTTTTGAGGTCGGCATAAGGCCTTATAAATTCTCCCCAAGACCCTTTTGTCGATTTATCTATATTTATATATGATTGTGCAAATTCATCATCAAGATCAATTTTATTTTGTAAGTCATTTATGTTGGATAAACTGCCCATATCAAAAACGAGACCGTTTCCTCTGCGATCAAAAGGTAAGTTTTTGTCTAACTTTGGTTGCAGGATTACTGGACTATTTGGGGGCTCGATAACGATTTCTTTGTCTTCTCTATTGCTGTAACCTCCTCCTGTGCTTACGAAAGTATTATCTAAATCTGCTTCATTTAGACTGGAAAGATTGAGACCTTTTGCAACAAAAGAGTTACCAGTGTCAGGATGATCTATGGTTTCTTCAATGATAAAAGAAGATAAGGGGTTTTGGTAATTACTCTCTTGAAGGAAATTCAAGCTAAGTTCGCCGAATCTTCCTTTGGAGTAAATTGATTGCAGGTTGTAAAGGTTATTGCTTGATACAAAATAAGATTTTCCATCAGGAGTGGTTATTGGTTCATCTCCAAGTTCCGTATCACCAAATTCAGCTGATTCTGATGCAGATGGGCGATCTATTAAAATAGAAATTCCATTTTGTTGTGTGCCGTCGGCAACAATATTTACATCTAAATTTGGCAAATAGCCAGAGCCTGCATTTTCTAGAGTTAAGACATTGGTTCTTGTTCCATTTGATCGAAATTTAGTTGTATCTATAAAATGACTTAAATTATTTGGTAGGTTATCGTCAAATGTAACACTACCAACTGTAGCAGTATTATTGACAAAGACAACCTCACTCGAAGATTGGTACCCCAAAGATATTGAACCATTATCATTCTCGAAGTATCCTAAGTCATTGTAAGATGATCGACCAGTTTCAGGTATAGCAAAACCAGCTATAGGACCTTCTGATAAAACGTCCACAGATCTAAAAACACCTATAGATTCTAATTTTTGGTAATTTCCCCTTTTACCCACCATCATAGGTTTAGTTTTAGTTTTATATCCTAGAACATAATGATGTTCTTGAGGGGACAACGGGGTTCTGCCTTTGATGGATATGCAAATATCTGAATGATTGTTTGGTCTAAATGTACCGTCGAGTTCTGGAGCTCCTTCGGGAGGGAACAAATAAGGTTTGGCGGCGGAGCCTGCGTCAAATTTACTGGAAGATTTTGTATCTTCAAGGTACCTAGGGGTTTTTAGGGAAGGGCCGTAAGTTTCTTTATGTCCACCTTGACCAGGTTCGTGAGAATAGTCATTATTGAATGATTGATTTCCGTGCTCTGCGCTAGGTATTTTTGATCCATCCTTATTATTATATGTATGAGGGGGTTTTTTAGTTAGGTCTCCATCGTAACGACCTTTAACTCTAGAAAAGGTATCACTTTCATCGCTTAGATATACATTACCATGAGTCGGAGTACCTCTTAAGTTTTTAGAAGTAGAAAACTCGTAAGCTTTTTCATTGAAGTTAAATTGGCCGATATTAGGTAAGCTGGAAACTTCTTGAGCTCCCTTATAAATAGTTAAATTTTCATGATCAAAATCATAGTTCTGTATATTAGAATTAATCACTAAGCTACCTACCCTAAGTTGGCCGTAGACAACTGGAATTGGCAACCCTTGCTCTGTTCTATTTTCATTCGAAGTATATATGAAAGAATTAGTAGTTATAATCTCATACTCCTCCCCAGTGCTTTCTACGGGAGTTAAATCTCCTATCAACTTCTGTAATCCATAACCCACTAAAGCATTCATGCCAAAATTACCAGCCATACCTAAAAGCCCACCCGAAGCCTCAAAATTAGGCACAATTTCGTATACATCATCCTGAAGAATTAAATCTGAACAGAAGTTCTCAAGAACATTGTTACTGGAATCAATAAATACATAGGTAACTCCAGATGACATTTTATCTAGATAATATTTTTTGAAACCTTTTTGAGTATAGAAAAATGCAATTAAAGCCTCCCTCATGGTTTGAACATCCAAGCTAATGCTTGAGCCAAACTTCTGAGCCATATCTCCTTTAAATAAAAATGTCTTCATCCTTCCTTGTGCCTATATACTTTATACACTTTATTAAGAGTTTCTGGTTTAATAAATTCCTTTCTTGGAAGCATAAACATTGGGTGGTGAAAAACTTCATTGGAGTCAAGGTAAATAACCAAATGAAAATACTTAGAATCTAAAGGACTCATAACAATAATATCTCCATATTTTAAATCTTTTTTATTTACTTCAAAAAAATTATCATTTAATATATTTAATAATATTTCATTTGAATTTTTTCTGTCTCTAGCCCAGTTATTTGTGATTGTATGTAAATTTATTTGCATATGCTCTAAATAGAAATCTTTAACAAAAGTAATGCAATCTTGAAACATTGGTATAAAAATTCTCCTGGAGAGAGGTCTGGGTTTAAAATTCTCAGGATAATATAAATTAAATTCTTTAGTTTTGACGGAAAAAACACACGAAGGTAAAATAAATGAATTTGCAATTTCTATGTCAAAATCACTTAGTTCGGGGCCTGATTTAATGTGGGTATGGAATAGAGAGATTACTCTATTTTCCTTAAAAATTTTATAGAAGGTTGGATCAGAACAGGAAAAGAAATTTTTTTCAATCAGGTTTTTACTTTGAATATTAAGAAAGTGGTAATCAGAGAAAGACTCATTGAAATAAAATATACCCCCAACTTCTTGATGGGGAGAAGACAATGAACACTTTAAGCAAGAACTTAAAGGTTTACTGTGGCCAAGATCCTGGGAAACCTCCGAAAGGTAATCCATTGTCATCTCCTTCCTGAAACCTCGCTCTGCAGCCAGCTATATTTTTTGGACAAATATCTTGAGCCCATCTAACTTTATCATCTTCTGGGTGAGTTGTGGTGCCATTTTGTTGACATACATAATATTGGTATTTTGCCGCCGAACTGCCAATTTTAACTGCCGTTCCTTTTGAGTAAGTTGTTTGACTAGACCACTCAGATATACTTGAGAATGAATTTGTATGAGTTAATGGATTGCCATCTTTGTCTGTCTTTGGTCCACCTTGATAGCCGCAACCATATTCACTTCTGTATTTCCACTGACATACATTGTAAACAATTTTTCTAGCAGGAACAATGCCCCCTTCTTTCTCTAGCTTAGAATTAAGTTCAAAAGAAATTATTTCTGAATTCTCTATCACTTTAGTATTAATAACGTATTCTTCGTAGGGAAAAGATGCTTCTGTAGGAGAGCCGTAAGGATTGACGTTATTAGGGAAATTACTTCCGTGCAAAAATTTAACAAAAGTCTTGATTCTAATTAATTCATAGCCGATAAAATCTTTAAAATATCTAGTTTTTAAACTAAAGAAGGAGTCTGTATTATCAAAAGTGATAGTTGGCCTAGGCAAGCCGTCAACACTATAATCGAAACCTTCTGCCCGACAAGGCACATAAAAGTATTCGAAATTACCCTGACTTCCTAGGGTTGGATAACCATATTTTATTGATTTATTATATCCATTTTCGCCCCCATGGAATCGATATCTTTTTTCTGTTTGACCATCTGATAAATCTTTAAGAATTAATTCATAAAGAATAATAAGAGTGGATGGTTCCATCTCAAACATCTCTTTATGCACATGTTCATTCATATATTATATTAAATTAAATGTTGGGACATTCCACAAAAGTAGCTGATATTGTATGATTGTTGTGGTAAACGAAACTATGACTCCAATCAGAGCAATAAAAGAAACTTAAGTCTGAATTAATAGGGGTAGTTGCCTCTTCATGAGTTTTATTATTATAATCTTTTTGCAAATGAAAACCAAACTTTTTATATCCTAAATGACTCTCTAAGAATAACAGTATACTCTTAGCTTCATTATTGGATCTCTTGTCAAAAGTAAGCGATAAAGTTTTAAGGTTTGGGTTGTAGCCATACTTATTGGTTTTTTTATAAATGTCATGAGCCGAGCTCTGCTTAAATTTAGGTGAATGAGAAATTTCAATTGATTTAGTTGGTCGAAAATCAAAGAACCTAACGTTTAAACTAGAGTTGTCGTGTATAGGTTCATGTGGGTAGAAAGAGCATTCGTTGGGCTCGTGTATGAAAATTGAACTTCGCAATGCATTATTTTGAGTCTTCGTTGTTAATGCAGGTATACCAGTACTAGTTTTTACTTTAGTACTAGAGCCAATAGATGTGATTTTAGCG